CCATGTTGTTTTCCCGGGGCACTGGATTCACGAAGATACAGGTATGAAGTACTCGCAATTTCTTGAGTTTTAAGAAGTTTAACCATCAGTTCCAATTTAAATTGATCTAGGTAATCGGGGGGCCGTTATGCCAGGGCTTGATGGCCACCCAGGCCGTACGATGGATTGGAGTTTCAATACCCTTTTCGCGACCCAAACGAACTACGGCACCACTGAGATAGTCAATTTCCAGACGTCGACCTGCTTGCAAGTCCTGAAACATGGAAGTCTTGTTGTTGGGTGGGAATGACTGCGCCAGGGTCATGTTGTTGGCAATTACTTCCTCACCCAAGGCAACACCGTGTGCAGCTGCAACGGCGGCAACCTCGCGCATAGCATCCATATAAAGGGCAATGGTTTCTTCATCCGACTGCACAAGGCTAGCTGGTTGCCGAGTGATGCAGTTGATGGCGCTCATGCTGGTCAGAAACATTAGTTTGCTCCACAGCACCATGCTGATATCGGTGGAAATCTCTCCGGCGACCCCTGCTTTCTCCAATGCATCCAGGAAGGACACAGCGCGTGGGGTGATCTGTTTGTCGAACTCACCAAAGACCAGTTTGGCCAGTTCGGCGTTGTGTTTGATGACACCGGGTTCCAAAATCGACGCCGGAATAAAGGCCACGCCGCCCAGGACATTTCCGTCCCCCAGAAAGTTGTTCAGCATTGCACGCGCATCGACGCCGTTCTGGAAAGGGATGATGGCCGTGTCGGGACCGACCATGGGCCGAATCTGTTTTGCGGCTTGTAGGGTGTCATAATTCTTGACCATGAACAGGATCACATCCACTGGTCCGACCTCGGCCGGGTCATCGGTTACCGTTGCCGGATGGATGGTGAAGTCTCCCAGTGGGCTCAGCACTTTCAGACCATTTTTCCGGATGACGTCCAGATGGGCACCTCGGGCGATGAAGCTGACATCAAAACCGGCCTTGGCCAGTCTTCCGCCAAAATAACCTCCGATGGCACCTGCGCCCATTACGGCAATTTTCATGTTTCTTTTCCCTGATTGTTCCTGAATGAATAATATTGATTTTAGGTTTGTCAGATATCGGATCAGTCATTTTAAACCCAAATCCATGTGATAGGAAAATAAAAAAATAATAAATAATAAAGATAAAGAAAAACGAGATTTAATTGATACCATTACTAATGCTAAATGGATCACTGAAGCCCAAAAAGCAGCAATGATTGGTTTTATGGAAGATTATGAGGATGAAGATGATGTGAAAAAAGAACTTGAAGATTTGAAAAGAAAACAAAAAGAATATGATTATGGTGATGATGAGTATAAAGCATTGGATGATCGTATTGATAAGAAAGTGCAAAAACTTAAAGATATACGATTTAGAGACAGTCAACAACGATCTAGAGATCAAGAAAGAAACCGAAAAGCGGGACACAAGATAGGAATAGGCGGAGGTCTTGGATCATGAAACTAATCTGCGAAATAAACGAAGATATTCAATATAAGTTGGAAGAAGCCGAAGGATCAGAACCAAAGAAATATTTCCTTGAAGGCATTTTTATGCAAGCAGACCAGAAAAATAGAAATGGTAGGCTTTATCCAAAAAGTATTTTAGCAAAAGAAGTAAAACGATATACAGAGAAATACATTAAAGCTAAAAGAGCATTTGGTGAGTTAGGACATCCTGACGGACCAACGGTTAATTTAGAACGTGTTTCTCACATGATTACTGAATTGAAACAGGATGGTTCTAATTTTGTTGGACGTGCTAAAGTTATGGACACGCCTTATGGTAAAATTGTAAAAAGTTTGATTGATGAAGATGCAAAATTAGGAGTTTCTTCAAGAGGAATGGGTTCACTCAAGCCTCAAAAAGATGCTCAAGTAGTTCAAAGTGATTTCTATCTCGCGACAGCAGCAGATATCGTTGCTGATCCTTCTGCTCCCGATGCCTTTGTTGAAGGTATTATGGAAGGCAAAGAGTGGGTTTGGGAAAATGGATTGATTAGGGAGAAATTTATTGATGAATATAAGAGGGAAATTGCAAATGCCTCTAGTAAAAACCTTGATAAAGTTAAAATTAGAGCTTTTGGGGATTTCCTTTCAAAACTCTAAATTGTATAAATAATAACAGAAACATATTTTCAATTAATAGGAGAGAACAATGTCTGAAGAATTGGTAAACGAAGAAGAACTTCAAGTGGAGGAAGAAATTCAAGAGGATGTTCTTTCCGAAGACGAAGCACTTCAAGAAAAGGCCAAAGTGAAGGAAGGCGAATTGCCTCCTGCACTACAAAAAGCAATTGATAAGAAAAAAGGTAATGGTGATGATGACGGGGATGATGACGATGATGACGAAGATGAGGAAGATGAGGAAGAAGCTGAATCAGCAAAATCCTCTACCAAAAAAGAGTCTATTCAGGTTCCTAAAACTAAATCAGCTATGGTCAAAGACATCTACGAGAAAATCAATTCTCTGAAGAAAGTCGATCTTGAAGGTCTTTATTCTACTTACATGACAGTTGAAGAAGGTAAAGGAGAAGATCTTTCATCTAAGGATGTAGAGGATATGGGCGGCGACCCAGAAGGTGGATCACCACCAGAAGGTATTAAACCCCTGAAACCTAAGAAAAAGAAGATTAAAGCACCGAAGGCTGAATCAGTACAGATTGATGTAAAACAAGATGTAGAAGCACTCGTTCAGGGTGAAGAACTATCTGACGAATTTAAATCAAAAGCAGCTACTATTTTTGAAGCTGCCGTTCATGCAAAAGTTGTGGACGAACTTAACAAACGAATTGAAGATCTTGAGAAAGAATATCAAGAAGAAGCGGAAATTCAAACAGAGGAATTTCGCAAATCCATGACAGAAAAAGTTGACGGTTATCTCAACTATGTTGTCGAAGAGTGGATGAGTGAGAATGAACTCGCAGTAGAAAAAGGTATTCGATCAGAATTGGTTGAAGACTTTATGTCCGGTTTGAAAAATCTTTTCCAAGAGCATTATATTGACATTCCAGAAGAAAAAGTAGATCTTGTTGATGACCTCTTTAGCAAGGTAGAAGAACTGGAAAATAAATTGAACGAACAAACAACAAAGAATATTGACCTTACAAAGTCGATTAGTGAATACAAAAAAGAAGATACTGTTGATACTGTTTGTGAAGACCTTACTGATACTCAATCTGAAAAGGTTAAGGAATTGGCAAAAGGTGTAGAATATGAAGATGAAAGTCAATACAAAGGAAAATTAGAAATGATTGTAGAGAATTACTTCCCAACAGCACAGGTTAAGTCTGAGGAAGAAGTAACAAACGATGATAATAGTGATGAAGAAAACACAGAGAAAGCGAATGCTCCGTTGATGGAGGAATATGCAAAAGCAATTTCTCGTGTTAATACCAAATAATAACTTTTTAATAAACTTTTAATAAACTTATAGGAGAATAAAATGCAAATTGCGCAACAACTTCAAGAGAAGTGGAAGCCAGTGATTGAGCATCCAGATCTTCCTCCGATTTCAGATCCCTACAAGCGGGCTGTAACGGCGGTTCTTTTGGAAAATCAAGAGAAGGCTATCGCAGAAGAAAGTGGTTCTTATGGACTATTGGGTGAGGTTGCACCTTCCAACGCTATGGGAATTAGTGACGGAGTAGGAACACAAGGAGCGGGTCTTAAATTTCGTGATCCAATCTTAATTTCTATGATTCGCAGGGCAATGCCTCAACTAGTTGCTTATGATGTCTGTGGTGTACAGCCTATGACAGGTCCAACTGGTCTCATTTTCGCAATGAGAGCCAGGTATGGTACTCAAGCTGGTGCTGAAGCACTGTATAACGAAGCCGATACCGGTTTTGGTGGTACAGATTCAAGTCCGGCCTCTGTTGTGGCTCAAGGTCCAGGTGGTCTTTTGATTCATACAAACGGAACTGCAAACAGTACTTATGGTATGAGTGGTTCTGGTATGACAACTGCCCTTGGTGAAGCAAAAGGCGATTCAGGAACAAATGCTATTGCTCAAATGGCTTTCTCAATTGAAAAAGTCACTGTCGCAGCAAAGACACGTGCCCTGAAAGGCGAATACACTATGGAATTGGCTCAAGACCTTAAAGCCGTTCATGGTTTGGATGCTGAAGCTGAACTTTCTAATATTCTTTCAAGTGAAATCTTGGCAGAAATTAATCGTGAAGTTATCAGAACGATTGGTCACGTTGCACAACCTGGCGCACAGCAAGGTAATGTAACTTCGGTTGGTATTTTTGACCTTGATACAGATTCTAATGGCCGATGGTCAGTAGAGAAGTTCAAAGGTTTGATGTTCCAGATTGAACGTGAAGCCAATCAGATCGCCAAAGACACACGTAGAGGAAAAGGTAATATTATTATCACTTCTTCTGATGTGGCCTCGGCACTTCACATGGCAGGCGTTCTTGATTACGCCCCTGCAATGTCAACTAATCTTAACGTAGATGAAGCAGCATCGACATTTGCCGGTGTTCTTAATGGACGTTATAAAGTATATGTTGACCCATTTGCTCTTAACACTTCACCTAACTACTTTATTGTTGGGTATCGTGGATCGAGTCAATATGATGCAGGTCTTTTCTACTGCCCATATGTACCTCTACAAATGGTACGTGCAGTTGGTGAGAATAACTTCCAGCCAAAAATCGGATTTAAGACACGATATGGTTTCGCACAGAATCCATTCGCGACTTCCGGTAAAACTGGAGTTCCTGATCAAGACAACGCAGTGGCAGCCGCTAATCAAAACTACTACTATCGTATAGTTAGAGTCGCAAACCTCATGTAATCATGATGGTGGGCATCCACTAAAAATACTTAAAAGGGGAAGTCATTCATTTTGGGTGATTCCCCTTTTTTTGTTTCATAAATATAGTAGGAGTGAAATAAGGAGAACGATGGCAGCAGTTTCAAAATTACCAGACAATTTAAGTTATCTATCCCCTGTTGGATTTAGATTTTCAGTTAAGAAATTACCAGCCGTAAATTATTTTTGTCAAGCCGCTAATATTCCCGGCTTATCTACAAATGCGATTCCAATTGACTTACCAGTTTCCAGAATGTATGTTGAGGGGCTTACTCCTGATTTTGAAGATTTGACTATTCGATTTGTTGTTGATGAATACATGAAAAATTGGGAAGAGATTTATGATTGGATTATCGGTCTTTCCCCTTCATCTAGTTTGGAACAAAGAGCTGAATATTTACGTAAAGAAGAAAAAGTTTCTACTGGTATATTAACTCTTCTGACAGGTAGTATGAATCCTCAAATGGAGTTTCATTTTCTTGATGCGTTTCCTACTAATTTAACAGCATTGGATTTTGATAGCTCACAAACTGATGTAGAATATCTTTCAGCAACTGCAACTTTT